ATATGAAACAAACAGCAGTAGAGTGGTTGGTAGAACAATTACCAATGCGTATCAAAAATAGTATGATGGGTGAAATTGAACAAGCCAAAGAAATGGAGAAAGAGCAGATAGTTAAGGCGTATGAAAACCTTGACTTTAACCTTGAAGATGGAGAACACTACTACAACAAAACCTATAACAAATCAATTAATAATAAGGGGTAAAAATTGCCACATTAATCAAATAGAAATGATATGAAAGCAACACTAGAATTTAATCTACCTGATGATCAAGCAGAATTTGATTTTGCTACACAAGGAAGTAAAATGTATAATGCTCTATGGGAAATATCTCAAGAGCTCAGAACACTCTGGAAGTATGAAGAACTTGATGAAAAAGAATGGGATATGGTAGAAAGAATCCGGAATAAGTTTTTTGAGATATTAGAAGATAATCAGATAAACCTTGATAAGTGATTCTTGGAGAGGAAGGAACATTGAATATAGTATAAATCTGAATGTTTAAACTTATGGTAGTAGAAATAACAAAAGACATGAGGAAGCTGCTTGAAGAAATATGTGATGAGCATTTTTCTATAACACAGAAGGCAGATTCTAATTTAAATTACTTATGGTATTTATATAAAAGTGGATCCAAAAGTGGAGAATATCGGCCATTTATTTATATGGCTGAGCTTCAGTTGCTTAGAAAATTTAATTATCTAAATGATGCTGAGATAAAAAGCATTGTTAAGATGATGGAATCAGAAGACCCAGATAATTTACTTATTGCAACACTTACTATTAAAAATCTTAGAAACACAAGAATCAAAGTTTATGGAGAGTATTCTCTAAGTAACAAAGAATATGATGATGTAAGATCTAAGTATTCTTATGAAATTTTAAATCATGAGCTTTTTAAAACAACAATGAATAAATAAATGACGGAACAAGAATTAGTTGACTTTGGCTTTGATAAAGTAGAAGTCAAAGATAGTGAAAGCCAGAATGGCTATGATTACTATTATTACGTATTAGACTTACTACCAGGTCTAAGTTTAATTTCATCGGCAAGTGATGAAAGCTTAGATGGTAAATGGAAAGTGTTTAACTTTGATTGGGATACTAAATCAGAATTAACTAAAGCTGCTATAGAGAATCTGATCCAGGTTGCTGTCCAGCAGGGGTATCAGCGTCACTAGTAACTACTGATGCTCTTGCTTTTTCAGCTAATAAATTAAACAGAATTAATGCAGCTGATGACTTAAAACAATCATCAATCTCAGATTGTAAAATATCCATAGGGATGGGAGTAGTTAATACTTCTCCTGTCCTTAAATGGATTCTTGTACCTGCATCAGGATTCATTGAGTTAACAAATGAAGTCCTTGTAATATGAGTAATATTTAAGTGCTCAATATAAGGCCCTTCTTTATCACGGAATTCAATTGCTAGAAACATTAAATAATGGTATTATTTTCAATTTTATAATTACTTACAGATACTAAGTTATCTTTTTTTGTTAGTATAGCAAAACCATGGTTCCACTCATTGATTTCCATATAATCTGGTGCAAGATCACATAAACAACCAAGACTATATCCTGTTATAGAAGATGCTTCACCTGTTCCATAAACTCTTTGTGAGCTTTGGGAACTTTTGTGAAAGTGATTCACAATACAATTAGTCTTAAGTCTCATTAAAGCAGTTCTTGCTGGTACTACACCACCTGCTCCAGGGATTTTATCACCATGCTCAATAAGATAATCTCCAAAAACAACTTTTGTTCTAAAAGGAATATATTCAATTTTATATTCAGCTACATGTAAGATTACATCTAGTCTAAATTCATCCATGTCTAATAATTCAGATGCTTTTATTCTAAGATATCTTTCAAACCTATTTTCATGGTTACCTGGAATAAAATAAATGGGAATATTTGGGAACCTAGAACGTAAATATTCAAAGAATTGTTTACCTGCTTCTATTTCATTTTTAAAGTGAACTTGTCTAGGATCTTTTTCATGAAAAGAAAGTTGGTAAAAGTCTAATAAATCTCCATTGATTAAGATACTATCTACATCTTCTTGTTCCATTCTGTCACATGCAGTTTCTATTGCATCTTCATCATGATAAGGAATATGTAGGTCACCAATAACACCAAGTTTTCTACATCCTGTAGGAAATGTAAATGTTCCTCTCTTTTGTGTTAAAGATGAAGGCATGGATACAAAATTTTGCATTACTTTTACTTTAAGTTCTTTTTGAAATTCTTTATTTTTTAAATGCTTTCTGTGTAAAGTTCCACTTTGACCCCTGTAATATCTAATTCTATCATATACATTTGTAAGTGTGGTAAAGAATCCGGTATTCTCAGAATAGACTTTTCTTGCTAGAGTTTTGGTAGGAGAATTTGGAAATTTTTCGAGATATTCTAAAATAATTTTAGTATTCTCTTTAGCGTTTTTAGATAACTTTTGTTCCATAAGTACATAATAATATAATAAAATAATCAATATGTTTACCGTAAAGCTAGTAAAACAGGATGGAAAGTTAATCTATCCTGATGTTAAATCAAAATTAAATTACAAATTATTTATTGAAAAGCTTGCTGAAGGGCAAGAAGTAGATATGTTTATTGATCTAACAAGTACAGATCATAGCTTGGCACAATTGGCTAAAATACATGCCTGCATTAGGGAATTAGCTAAGGAATCGGGCTATACTTTTGAGGAAATGAAAATTTTAGTTAAAAAACATGCAGGATTGTGCTATGATGTTGGAGAAACAGAATATTGCAAGTCTTTTAAAGAATGTGGTAAAGAAGAATTAGTATTGGCTATTGAGTCAGCCATAGAAATAGGTAGAGATTTAAATATTAATCTTTCTTGATTTCTACGTGGTCTGCATCATCTGGTTCAGCAACTTCTTTTTCAGTATAATATTCTGGATTTTCTAAGGCTTGTTTTTCAATTTCAGAAACAAGTAATGTTAGTGTATAAAATGCTCTTTCAAACTCTGTAAGATCATTAAACTGTTTAGTGAGAATATTCTGTAAATTTTCAGTCTCACTTTCATTCTTAAGTAAGTGTCTAAAAATAGTATATAAAGAATCTTTAGACATTAAATAAAAGTTCTTGTTTACTTTGATATCTATTAAAGCACCATCTTTTATTTCTTTTACTTTTACTGCCATAACCTTAATTTTTAACAAAAATAGCATAAATATGTTACAAAACGAATATAAACAAAAAATATTTGATAAACTTGAACCAAGTGGTTGGGGCAATGTTTTTAAACAATATATATTTAGTATTGAATTTGAGTTCATACTAACAAGTCTTTACAATCTAACCAATATAGATAAAAGATTTACTCCACCTCTTAAACAAGTGTTTAGAGCATTTGAAGAGTGTCCCTATGATCAATTAAAACTTGTTATAGTAGGACAGGATCCTTATCCTACTTTAGGTGTTGCTGATGGGATATCATTTAGTTGTGGTAATACTAATAAACTACAACCTAGTTTGAGATATATCCTCGGAGAAGTAAACAGAACTGTTTACAATGGAGAGTCTATTTCTACTGATGTAGATTTAACCAGATGGTCAAACCAAGGTATTCTAATGCTTAATACATCTTTAACAACAGAAGTTGGTAAGATTGGTCAGCATTATGATATATGGAAAGGGTTCACTAGTTATTTATTTGATTACCTTAATCATAATAATAAAGATCTTGTTTATATTTACATGGGCAAAAAAGCACAAGAATGGGCAGAATATGTTGGAGATAATAACCAAAAAATATTTACTAGTCATCCAGCAAGTGCAGCCTATACTAAACAAAAAGAATGGGATTCAGATAATGCATTCTTAAAAGCACAAATTGCAGTTGCAGAAAATACAGGACATATAATTAAATGGTAGTATGGAAGATATATTTTTAAAATTTGTTAGAGAAGGGTTAACACCTAATGGTTACTATGTTTTACACTGCATCAAGAACAGTATAATTCCATGTTCATTTGTGAATAAAGAATTAGAAACAAAAAGATTAATAAGTGATGAGTGGATAAAAGAAGACTTGACATTAACAGATAAAAGTATTATCTTTACTACTGAGATTGACGGATTCTTTAAAAGATCCAAAAAGAAAACATCTAAAAACTTACTGGGAGATAATTTTGATGATAATATAAAAAAGTATTCTGATATATTTCCTAGTATAAAATTGTCTAGTGGTAAGTATGCAAGATCTAATCCCAAAAACTTAGAAAATGCATTTAGATGGTTCTTTGAAAATTATGATTATGAATGGGAAACAATTTTACTAGCTACAAACAAATATGTTTTAGAGTACAGGCAGGTGAATTACCAGTATATGAGAACATCTCAATATTTTGTAAGGAAACAAAGCACTGATAAAACTTGGGACTCAGATCTAGCTGATTATTGTGAAATGATTTTAAACAAACCTGATGATGAAATAATATTTATTAAAGAAAGACTGATGTGATAAAAATAAATTTTAAAAAATTATTAATTGGTATAATAGGAAGCGCATGTTGTTACTTGCTCATTAACAACTTTATTGTATCATTGCCTATATGGAAGTATTTAGTTATAGAAACTATAATTACTTTGTCTCATTATTTGTATGAGTACATAAAGAAAAATACCGACTTAGAAGAGTAATCTAATCCTGAATATATGTATAATAATGCTAGGCCTCTAAAGCCTGTAAGTGAAAGAGACGCTCTTAAAAAAGCTCTCTACAAAATGAAAGCTAGACACAATGGTGAATTAAAATCATTGAAGACAGCTTGGCCAAAATTTAATGATGCTTTTTGTGATGGTCTAGAATGGAGAACTATTACAGTTGTTGGTGCAAGGCCAGGAACTGGTAAAACTTTATTTATGGAACAATTGGTTAATGATGTCATCAAGACAAATCCTGACCAAGAATTCCGGGTATTAAAGTTTCAGTTTGAAATGCTAGATGAGACAAATGGTATCAGAAAATTGTCTATGAATGTAGGTTCTGATTACAATACTCTGATGAGTAAAAGCAAGCCAGTTGATAAAGCTATTTTTCAAAAGTGTGTGCAATTTTATGAAAATACAGCACAATATGATATAGTAGATGTAGTATATGATCCATGTACAGTGGAGGAAATGTGTGCTACAATACATTCATATATGTTGGAACATAAAGTAGAAGATACTTACAAAAATACTTTAATCACCATAGATCACTCAGCTTTATTTAAAACCGGTGGGAAATATAAAGACAAGTTTGAGATGTTATATGGTTTAGGTGAAGCTCTTACAGAAATGAAGAAAAAGTTTCCGGTAGCATTTTTAGTTCTCAGTCAGTTAAACAGGAATGTTGAAAACATAGAGAGAGTTAAAGATGGAACATATGGAAATTATATTTTAGATTCTGATTTATATGGTTCTGATGCATTGTTACAACATGCAGATGTTGTCCTAGGTATTAATCGTCCATTTGGTAGAAGAATTAAATTTTATGGTCCTGAAAAATATATTATTCAGGATGAAGATTTATTAGTATTCCACTATTTGAAATCAAGAAATGGTTTAACTGGTTTAAGTTTCTATAAACTAGATAGACAAATTATGAGGATTATTGAAACTGATCCACCACCCACATCTGCGCACTAAATTAAAAAATATGTATAGTAGAAAAGAAAAGGAAAAAGAGCTGATGGAACATCACTCTAAGTTCTTAGAAAAACTAACTGGTAGTTATCAATTTACAGCTAAAACTGCATTTTATAGTAAAGGCAAGTTTGGAAGACAATTACAATTGTTTGAGAATGAGCTAAATAAAGGTTCTGATATTTATGTTGAATTAGTAGACATAGAAAGAGATGGGAGAGGATCTGAGATAAATATGGTTCCTATGTATTGGGAAAGACCATTATTTAAATATAGATACAATCCTTATTTCAAGGAAGAGTATGAAGTTAAGGTTTCTACAAACTCCAGGGGAGAGGAATATTCAGCTTATATTATCCCAACTTCTGAACTAGTATGTGTTAATAAGGGCTCTATTGAGACTCCTTATAATGAATATGAAAAACAGAGGTTAGAAGAACCAAAACCACAAAATAAAATCAGTGTGTTTCCAGATTTTGAAAAAGAGTATATTCCCGAAAAATTATCAGAAGATGATAGTTTTAACTCTATGAGTATCAGGGACTTTGCTGCAATCATTTGGAGGAAACCTGTAAGTGAAAAACAGTGGTTAAATGATTTAATAAAGAAACAATGAGTATAGTACTTCCAACTAAAAAAGTGAAGGCTGATAGAGTTAATCCTAAAAGATTAATTATCTATTCAAAGCCTAAAACTGGTAAAACAACTGCATTTGCAGGTCTTGAAGATAATCTAATTATAGATTTAGAAAATGGATCTGACTATGTAGAAGCACTAAAAGTAAAAGCTAATAACCTTCAAGAGCTAAAAGCAGTTGGTAAAGCTATCAAAGATGCAGGATATCCTTATAAGTATGTTACAATTGATACTGTGACAGCATTAGAAGATATGGTTATGCCACTTGCCGTAAGTTTATATAAACAAACAGCAATGGGTAAAAATTACTCTGGAGATAGTGTACTAACCTTAGCAAATGGAGCAGGATATTTATATATTCGTCAAGCTTTCTTTCAAGTTTTAGATTTTATTGATACTTTAGCACCCCAAATTATTCTATCTGGTCACATTAAAGACAAACAGGTAGATGATAAGGGTGAGATGGTAATGTCTGCAAATATAGATTTGACGGGTAAAATTAAATCTTTAATTTGTGCAAATGCTGATGCTATTGGTTATATGTATAGAAGTGGTAATCAAACGATTTTAAACTTTAAAACCAATGAAGAAGTAACTTGTGGTGCAAGACCAGAACACTTAAGAAATGAAGAAATAGTAGTTTCTGAAATGAATGAAAAAGGTGAATTAATATTTCACTGGGATAAAATTTATAAATAATAAAAAACAAATAAAATGGCTCTAAGTACAAAAGATCTAGGAAGTGAAGGTGGTTCAGGAATGGCAAAAACAATTGCTCCGGGAAACCAGACCTTAAAAATTAACAGTATTACATTGGAAAACTTTCAATTTATTGAAGGTGCTAAACATTTAATACTTAATGTTGAGACAGAACCTATTGAAGGTTTTCAAGGTTTCTTGATTGACAAAGATAATGAGAGTAAAGGACATTATGCAGGTCAGATTGGTAGAGTAAAAGCCAGCCAATATGCATATGCTGATGGTCAAACAAAATCTGGAATTAAAATTCAGAGGGATAGATCCTTAATGATGTTCTTAGCTAATTTATCTAAAGCATATGGAATAACTGCTTGGTTTGAAGAGCAAGATAACAAGTTTAATACAATTGAAGATTTTGTAAGAAACTTTAGTGATAATGCTCCTATCAAAGATAAGTATTTAGATTTTTGTATTGCTGGTAAAGAATACGAAAATAAATCTGGCTATACTGCATATGATATGTGGTTACCAAAAGCTGAAAGTAACAAGTATGCTTATGGTGATGTAGATTCAGCCAAGATTTTAGAATATAATGAGTCCAAGCATCTTAAAAAGCTTGAGGTAAAACCAGTAGACAACTTTGGTGATGATGATGATGACTTTACACCACCAGGTAGAACATCTTCAGATTTTAATTTAGATTAACAACTCCTAGATAAAGGGGTTGTAATGACCCCTTTATTTACTTAACTTGGGTTGCTATGATTTCTACAAAAAACTTAATATATGATCTGGCTGATGTACCAAGAGAATGGGTATTTGAGCACTATTTAAACCTTACAGAAAAACTTACAGGACAAGATATTAAAATAAAATCTATATTTAACACAAGAGAGAAGACTCCTTCAATGTGTGTTTATTTAGATAGAAACAATATCTATAAGTTCAAAGATTTTTCTTCAGGTAATGGTGGTGATTGCCTAAGTCTTGTACAAAATATATTTAATCTACCTACTAGAGGTACTGCGAGTTTTAAGATAATAGAAGATTATAACCAATATGTTTTAAACAATGGTTTTAATCCTATAAAGTCTTATAAACAACATAGTAAATTTAAAGTAACTGATTATGAAATGCGCCACTGGAATACTCTTGACCAGAAATACTGGATGAAATATAATATTGGTTCTAGATTGTTATCCAAATACAATGTAGTTCCTCTTGAATATTATATTATGGAAAAGACTGATGAAAATGATGTTTTGTCTAGTATAACTATCAAAGGTAACTATGTGTACGGGTATTTTAAAGATGACGGTACACTCTATAAGATTTATCAGCCCAAGGTAAAAGACAGTAAATTTATTAAAGTTAGAGATTATATTCAGGGATCTGAACAACTAACTTATGATAAACCATATTTGATTATAACATCATCTCTTAAAGATTTAATGGCTTATAACAAATTGAAGATTAGTAATTCTGAGTCTATTGCACCGGATAGTGAAAACACTATGATACCAGAAAATATTATGAGTAACATAAGCTCTAAGTATAAAGGTGTTTGTGTTTTGTTTGATAATGATGAGCCCGGGATTAGAGCAGCTGAGAAGTATAAACTTAAGTATGGCTTTAATTACATAGTATTAAACTTAGAAAAGGATTTATCAGATTCAATAGAAAAACATGGTATAGAGAAAACCAGAAATGTTTTATTGCCACTTTTAAAAGAAGTATTATGAGTTGGATTTATAATAAAGTAACTTTTAAAGATTCAATGATTCCAGAAGGAGCTATTGGATTTATTTATATGATGACTGCTATTATAGATAGTAAGTGTGTGAGATACATTGGTAAGAAAAACTTTTATAAGTCTGTTAAAAAAAAGATGGGTAAAAAAGCCATTGCAGAATTAACAGATGGAAGACTGAAGAAATATACCAGGGAATCTAAGTTAGATTATAAAGATTATTACAGTAGTAATAAAGATATGAAAGATGCACATAAGGATGGTATTATTATCCACAGAGAAATATTAAGGATATGTTCTACAGCTGCAGAGCTTACATATCAAGAGACAAAGTACCAGTTTGTATATGAGGTACTTGAGAAAGATGATTTTCTAAATGCCAATATTCTTGGCAGATTTTACAAAACTAAATAACTATGACAGAAAACAATATGACAGGCCTTCTATTACAGATGGCTGACCTTGGTATTACAGGTCTTTACATATATTATTCAGGTGGAGGAGACTCCGGTGCAATAGAGTACATTGAATATACTACAGAACCATTTAATGATTTTACTGAAATAAGTTATCACAAAAGACAAAATTTAAGAGATGTTGGTAGAGATATCTACCAGAACATAGAAGATTTTGCTTCTGAAAAAATCTTAAGTGATATAGAAGATTGGTGGAATAATGAGGGTGGATTTGGTGATATGTATATTAAAATACCTTCTGGGGAGTATGAAATACATAATACTATAAATTATACCAGAACAGAATCTTTTGGTCATAGAGGTAATTTAATTAATCAAACTTTAGAATAATGTCACATCCAATACAGCATGCTAAATCAGCAGCAAAAAGATGGGGAGGAATATGGGAGGATTACATAGCTATTGAGGAGTGGTTTGATGAAACTAAGGCTTGGATTGGACATAGTAAGCATAGAATGTTCCGTCATCATAGTGAGGGAATATTTGAATGTGAGAAAATATTTGGACCAAGTTTTACAAACTCTGATGGTAGAACTGTATATACAAGATATGTTGGAGAACAACATGTAAAAGAAGATTGCAATGGATATATTCCTACTGCAAAAGAATGGGTGGATAATATAAATACACCTACAGAATGGATGATTAAAACCTTAAAAATTGAAGACTAATGGAAAAACAACTATTTATTATTGATGGTTATAGAATATGGGCCAAGACATATGAAGATGCATATGCAAATTATTTAGTAATATCAAAATTATGATTTTTAACAAAGAAGAAACAAAGAATCTATTGAACATGTTACGTTCTGCAGATAAAGATAATGCTACTATTGCATTTGAATCTCTTAAAAAAGTAAATGTAGAAGATTATATTGGTGAACTTATAACTTTATATAAGTTTGGTAATACAGAATATGATCTTTGGAAATCAGAATGTCCACAGTGCACAAAAGCTATTGGAAATGCTTTAAGTGATACTACAGATGGACATCAGTTAAGTACTGGAGCTTGTTTATCTGCTATGACAACAAACAAAGCAAGTAATCAATCTATAGAACTTTTTATGGAATTGTTTACTGAGAATATGATTGGCTTTTTAAGTCAGATGGGGTATCCCGCTGATAAATTTGAAATAAACATAAAACTAAAAGATGGACAAAGTACAAAGTCTAAGTAAAATTAGTAAAGAGCTGATGTTGAAAGAGCCCTATTATGGGTTCTTTCTTATTATGCTTAATAAGATATGGAGAAAAGATTTACCTACAGCAGGTGTAAGTAAAAATGGTATTAATTACCAGTTGGCTATAAATGAGGAGTTCTGGATGGGGCTTAGTGAATTACAACAACTAGGCTTACTTAAACATGAACTATTGCATATTGCATTTGGACATCTTGTTAGTTTTGGTTCTTTTAAAGATAAAAAACTTGCTAATGTTGCAATGGATTTAGAAATAAATCAATATATTGAAAGTTCTTGGCTTCCAGGAGGCGAGTACACTACTGAAGAATACAACAATCTTAAAGAAAGTGTGACAGCTGAACTAAAACAAGCTCAAGAAAATAATGCTACTGAAGAGGAATTACGTGCAATTAGTAAGAAACTTCCACTAAGGGGTATTATGATTGAAGATTATGAGGAGATGAATCTTGATCAAAAAGCAGGTTGTAGATATTATTATGACAAGCTTAAAGAAGCACAAAATAAAAAAGAACAGGATGGAACTTGTGGGTGCGAGCCTATGGATGATCTATTAGATCAAATAGAACAAGGTAATACTCCTGATCATAGTACATGGGGAGAGTTTGAGGATCTTAGTGAAGCTGAGAAAAAACTAATTGAAAAGCAATTACAAAGAGTTTTATCTGATGCTAAAGAACAAACTGTAAAAAAGCGTGGAAATGTTCCTGGAGAAATAGAGGGAGTTATTATCATTGAAGAAATAACAAAACCTAAATTTGATTGGAGAGGGTACATCAGAAGATTTACAGGAATTAGTACCAAAGTTTTTACTAAGAAAATACGTAGAAAAGAGAATAGAAGATTCTCAGATAATCCAGGTCTTAAAATTAAGATGAAACAACATATGTTGTTAGCTATTGATACTTCAGGTTCTGTAAGTGACAAAGAGCTAACTGAATTTATGAATGAGATTCATCATATTTATAAAGCTGGTGTAGATATTACTATTATGCAATGTGATACTGTTATTAGGTCTATTAATACCTATAAGGGTAAGCATGAGCTAAATGTAGAAGGAAGAGGGGGGACAGAATTTGACCCGGTCTTGGATTATTATAATGAGAATAATAAGAAATATACTAGTCTAGTATATTTTACTGATGGAGAGTGTTATACATCTGTAAAACCAAAAGGTAATGTCCTTTGGGTTTTGTCAGAAAGATCAAGTATGAATGAAGATCTTCCGGGTAAGGTCATTAAATTAGAACTATAAAAAATAAAAAGTTATGAGTCAAGTACAGTTAAACGTTGAAGAGTTAAAAGATTTTATTAAGCATATGGTTAACAATAACCAGCATATTCAAGCTGAAGGAAAAGTTCCTGTAGCAGTTAATATTGAAGGTGATGCAGGTCTAGGTAAGACTTCTGCTATTATGCAACTAGGTAAGGAACTAAACATGCAAGTTGTAAAACTTAATCTATCTCAGTTAGAGGAATTAGGTGACTTAGTAGGTTTTCCTGTAAAAGAATTTCAGATTGAAAATGCAGAAGGAAAAACTAAATGGATTAATGAAGCACAGATTGGTGCAGCTCAGAAATCAGGATTTAAAATTGTAGACAAAAGAATGTCTCATGCTGCTCCAGAATGGATTCAAGGTAAGGGTGAAGGTGGCTTCTTGGTATTGGATGATTATACTCGTGCGGATTAACAAAATATGCAGTCTAATAGTGTTAGTGTGAATAATTTAAGTATCTTTGTGATATGGAAAAATTAAACACACAAACTCTTAAGACAGCATTAAAGAGTATAGGAATCTACAAAATTAAAATTAATGATAAAGAGTACATTGGTAGCTCTTGTAATATTGGTCATAGGTTAAAACACCATTTGTGGTCTCTTGAAAATTTAAAACATCATAACAGAACAATGCAAAACTTATATAATAAGTATGGTAAAGAAGAAATTTATTTTACTGTTATAGAAGAATGTTCTGATGATATTTTAATAGAAAGAGAAGCTTGCTACATTAGCACACTTAATCCCTATATAAATCATATACTAGATCCACAAACTCTAGTTAGGGATGATGTATGTAAACAAAGGATAAGTGTGGCTAAGAAAAAAGCTTATGCAAATGGTCTAAAACCTCACAATCTTAAAGCAGTACATAAATATTCACTTGATAAAGGTGAGTATTTAGAAAGTTTTGATTCTCTTACAGCTGCTGCTAAATCTATTAATGCTAAAAGTGTTAATAGTATAAAAGCAGTATGTAATGGAAAACAAACTTCTGCCGGAGGTTATGTTTGGGCTTATAATAAAGTTGATCTAGTTTTTTCTAGAGATAAAAAATATAAGTTGGAACCAGTATTACAATATACTAATGATAATATTTTTATCAAAAAATGGGAGTCTATAACTGAAGCAAGTAAAGAACTTGGTATCTCTAATATTAATAGAGCAATATCTAAGAGCTTAACTGCTGGTGGTTATAGGTGGAAAAAAGCATAAAGCGGGTGGTCCGCAATAAATTCTGTGAATTCGGGGAAACTCCAGAGATGGACAATCCTGAGCCAAGCATTACAGGGATGTAATGAAGGTGCAACGACTAGTATATGGAGCCTAGAACAGGCAGTAAAATACCAAGAGCGCAGAACACATAGAAATATGTGATGATATAGTCTGACCTGTAGATATAATCTAAAAGAAACTACAGAATCATAGGATAAAGAGCCTATGAGTTAACAATAATGCACCGCTTTATGCAAGCAACAATGGAGATTTTAGATAGACAAGAATATGTTTCTTGGAAGTTACCTAAGAACTGGCATGTAATCTTGACTACTAATCCAGACAATGGTGACTATAATGTTACTTCTTTGGATGTAGCTCAGAAGACTAGATTTATTTCTGTAGAGTTAAAGTATGATGTAAATGTGTGGGCTAAGTGGGCTGAGAAAGCAAATATTGATGGTAGATGTATTAACTTTATGTTGATGAATCCAGAGCTTGTTACTCAAAGAATTAATCCAAGATCTGTAACTACATTCTTTAATGCTATTAGTTCTATTCCAAAATTTGAGGACAACTTACCTATTATTCAAATGATTGGTGAGGGTTCTGTTGGACCAGACTTTAGTTCTATGTTTACTATGTTTATTAATAACAAGTTAGATAAGATTATTTCTCCTGAGGATATTCTTACTAAAGATGAGGCATATGTAATGGGAGCATTAACTAATTCTGTTGGTAGAGGTGATGACTTCAGAGCAGATATTTCTAGTATAATTGCAACCAGATTGGTTAATTATTCACTAGTTGTAGCTGAGAAAGGTTCTGTTTCTCAAGGTGTTATTGATAGATTAGCTAAACTAACTACAGACTGTGAAGCATTTACAAATGATCTAAGATATTATATGGTCAAAGAAATTGTAAGTGGCAATAAGGTGAAATTTGCTAAGCTGATGCAGAATACTAATGTGGTGAAGATGGCTATCAGCTAAAACGGTGATAAAACAGTCATCCCTTTAATCAAACATTAAACAGATTAATAACTAAGATGGGGGAAGGTAATACTTCCCCTAATCTTTTATAAAAAATTTATGACAAATTATATTCACATAGACCTTTTTGATAATTGTACAAACAACAATGTAACCGGATTTAATGTAACTATTATTGAGGCATTAGATAGTAGTTTAAATATTATAGATTCAAATGGATATGTTCCTAATAAGGGAGATAAAATATATCTAATGCCCGGAGTAAATATTCCAAGGGTAAAACTTAAAGATTTAACACTAAATCTTGGAATAAAAGTAGTTAGAAGTCCTGAAGATGCTACTGTAGTATTTGCAGGTAGAAGTACAGGTGGTAAAATAACAAGTTCAAGATGGTACTATTTTATAAATGCAGAATATGCTCTTAATAAGTTAAAGGTAATTTGTAGTGACCAGGATTATATTGATAGATTAGAATTAGCAATTAACTCTACAAATGTTACTAGAATTGCAATGGAATACCATCATGCAAATATAATTATAGATGGAGATCCTTGGTCAGATCATGAGAAAGATAGCAACTATATATATCATATTGAAAATGATTATTTAGATGATTATAAAGCTCTTGAAGGTAAATCTATTTATGATGAGTCTGAACTCTTAAATCAAATAAATGGTGATGATGCTACAATAATTGATGAAACAGTCTTTCTTCAGTTACACAACATGTTTGATAGTTCTGATGAGGATAATCATACTCTGGCTATGGAAATTATGGCTAATTGTAATTATCAAGAAAGTATAATGTATTTATTGATACTTCTAGATAAAAATAACTATCAAATAAATAATAGCAGAAGTAGAAATCACGTCAATTTTAAAGCTATGCTATCATATTTTAATATGGTACCTAGAGATATTGGTAGGAGTGATGCATCAACCATAATTCAAAAGATTGAATCTAAAGAACTCTTAACAGTAGACATGATAAGAAGAATCTATAAGGAATATGAAGATGATATATGTAGAAGCATACATTATGATAAGATCTTTAAAATCAAACAAGTTACTCTTAATGAAGAATATTTAGCAAAGTTTAATATAAACTATATAGAAGATCTTGTGCCTGATTTTAAAACTGATGATTCTCAAGGTAGTCCCGGGCCTCAAGTTGAAGAGGAA